GGCAGGCAGTTTTACGGCAAGCTGTTCATATTCGATGGGAAAAAAGCCCTCTGTTACGGCGAATTTGAAAAAGAAAAAACAGAGGAAACACCGGAAAAAACAGCGGCGGACGGCGACGCAGAAAAAGAGGAAAAGCCGGAAAAAGAATTTATGGTAAAAACGCTGGAAGATGCTGCGTATATCCCAACAATCATTGTTTCCAGAAACCCCAGCGGCGGCGGTGAAACGCTGGAACCGCTGAACCTTTTGGGACGGAAATGGAAAGAAAGTTTTTTGAGCAACGGGAGTGCGACAGTTTATCAGCTTACGACAAAGGACCTGGACGCTGACGAGGTGGAGGTCCGCATCATGACAAAAGAGGGCGAATGGACGGACAAAAAAGAAGGGTCGGATTTCACAGTAGACAGGAAAGCGGGAACCGTCACTTTCAAAACCGCACCGGGGAACAGCCCGGTAAAAGGCTATGACAATGTGGAGATTACGGCGGCGAAAACGCGGAAGGGCTACGCGGACAAAATCAACAAATGCTGCATCGTTTCACTGTTCGGCGTAAACGGCAGCATGGACAGAATGTTTATCAGCGGAAACCCTGACTTCCCCAACCAGGACTGGTACTGCCGGATGGCGGACGGGTTTTTCTGGGGCGACCTCTGGTACAGCGTTTTGGGACAGGACGGCAGCGCAATTGTCGGGTACAGCATTATCAACGACCGCCTTGCCGTACATAAGAACATCGCCGAGGAAGGGCGCAACGTGATACTGCGCAAGGGCGAGATACAGACGCAGGCAAGCGCGGACGGCAAAAGCACTACGGAAACGGCGGTATTCCCCATTGTGGGGACGCTCTCCGGCAGGGGCGCGCTGGGAAAATACGCGTTCGGCTATCTGGGCAGTGAACCGCTGTTCCTAACGGACGTTGGCGTTATGGCTATCACAGCGGCAGACCTGACGGGCGAGAAATACAGCCAGAACAGGAGCTTTTTCATCAACAACGCACTGGCGGCGGAAAAAGACCTTGCGGACAGCTTCGCGTTCGTATGGCGGGATTTTTACCTGCTTTCCACAGGCAAAGGGCGGGTTTACCTTCTGGACGGGCTGCAAAAGCAGTATGAGAAAAACAGCCCTTACAGCCATTTCCAGTATGAATGCTACTTCTGGGAGAACGTCCCCGCGCGGGTGTTCTGGGAGGACGCGGAGGGACGGCTCTGCTTCGGCGATGAGAAGGGGAACACATTCCGTTTTTATGACGATGTAACCAACCAGAAAAGCTATAACGATGACGGCGCGGCGATACCCGCCAGATGGGACACGCCGGAGCTGATGGGCAAACTGTTCTACAAGAATAAGAACTTCCGGCGCGTGGACGTGATGCTTGCGCCTGCCATTGCAACGGGCGTGAGCGTCTATGCGCAAATCAAAGGCGTTTGGGGAGAGATTTTCAACAGCGGCGCGCGGGCGATGTACTTTGATTTTACGCATATCAATTTTGAATTGATAAACTTTTCAACTGACGATACACCCCGCACGATGGGGACGAAAATAAAAATCAAGAAGGTGGACAAGGTGGCGTTCAGTTTGCGGAATGAGCGGTACAACGAGCCATTCGGGATATACATGTTGTCGTTAGAGTATACAGAAAACGGCAATTATAAGGGCTAAAGCCCTAACGCAAAGGAAGGAGGATACCCATTGCAGAAAAAAAAGGACGGCAAAACGGCAGGGCAGAGCCTTGCTGCACAGCCGCCAAAAGCGGCCATGAAGATTGACATATGGAACGAGCGGCTCAGGAAAAATGAAGCCGCGCTTGCCGAAGAATTTACCAGAATGGACCAGCGGGCGAACCTGTATAACGGTACGCGGGACATTGAAGCCACGCCTGCCGCAGCAGGGAAAAAACGAGGGAAAAAGCCGCCTGACAAGGCAAGCGGCGTGCGGAACATCGTTGCGGAGCTGATAGAGGCACAGGTAGACAGCTCTTTCCCGCTGCCGAAGGTAACGGCAAGGCGGCAGGAATACGAAGGGCTTGCGAAAACGCTTGAGGATTACCTGTGCAACGAAACGGACAGGCAGCCATTTGAAATGATGAACGATATGGACGAAAGGATTTCCCCTGTACAGGGCGGCAGCGTATTCCTTGTGGAATGGGACAGCGAACGGCACACCCACCAGACGCGGGGCGAGCTTTGCGTGAGCATCCTCCACCCGAGGCAGGTCATATTCCAGGACGGGGTAAAGGACATAAATGATATGGACTTTGTTATTGTCAATATGGGCATGACGAAAAAGCATGTTTACGCGAAATACCATGTCAGCGTAGAAAACGAAACGGAGAGCGACCCTGCCAGCAGGGGCGGAACGGGCGTATCTGACGATATAGTGACGGTGCATTTCGGCTATTTCCGCAACGATAAGGGCGGAATTGGGCGTTTTACATGGGTCAATGACGTTGTGCTGGAGGATTTGGAGGACTACCAGGCAAGGCGGGCAAAGAAATGCGCGGACTGCGGCGCGGAATGGCAGGAGGGCGCGGCGGCTTGTCCTTCCTGTGGGAGCCGGAAAGCGGAAAGCCGGAGCGCGGACAGTTTCACGCTGTATGAGGATATTGCGAGAAGTGACGGGAGCATTATCCCTCAGTATGCGGGCATGGGTGCAGACCAGCAGATTATGCCGCAAATGGGCGGTTTGCCTGCCATGATGCCGCAGATGGAACCAACGCGGATACCCTACTACAAGCCGGATGTTTACCCGATTGTCGTGCGGCGGAACGTCAGCGCGTGGGGAAAACCGCTGGGCGACAGTGATGTGGACAAGATTGCCGACCAGCAGAACATGATAAAAAAATGCGACACCCGCGTGCAGGAAAAGCTGGACACAGGCGGGAGCGTACTCATGAAGAGCAAGCGCACGAAAATGCCCTACCATGACGGGCAGTTTAAGGTTATTGAGGTTGAAACGCCGGATGAGCTTTCCTGTTTCCGGCTGGTGAATTTGCAGGTAGATACAGGGCAGGACCAGGCTGTGTCTGATTCCAACTACCAGCAGGCGCGCAATATCCTCGGCATTACGGACAGCTTTCAGGGCAGACCGGACAGGACGGCGACAAGCGGAACAGCGAAGCAGATTGCCGTAGCGCAGAGCGCGGGCAGGCTGGAAAGCAAGCGTATCATGAAAAATGCCATGTATGCGGACCTGTACGCGGTGATGTTCCGGTTCCTGCTTGCCTATTCCGATGAGCCGCGGGCGGTGCGTCACAAAAATGTGGACGGAAGTACCAGCTATTCAGAATTTAACAAATACGACTATCTGGCACAGGATGATGCCGGAGAATGGTACTGGATAGATGATTTCCTTTTCAGCGTGGACAACAGCAGCAGTCTGGCGGGGAACCGCGAAGCGATGTGGCAGGAGATACGCATGAACCTCCAGACGGGGGCTTTCGGCGACCCTGCTGACATTGAAACGCTGATACTGTTCTGGGGCATGATGGCGGGACAGCATTACCCCTATGCGGCAGAAATCAAGGAACAACTGGAACAGCGCAGGCAGATGATGGAGCAGCAGGCACAGATGCAGATGCCGCCTGGCGCGGCGGGCATGGGACAGCCGCAGGCGGAAACGGACTTTGACATGGGAAAGATGGATATGATGGGAGGTTTGAACAATGCAATGTAAAGGCTGCGGGCTGGAAGCGATGATTGCGGACAAAAAACTCTGCTTTGAGGGGGACGAAAGCCCCGATACAGGGACGCGGGCATTTTATGAACTGACATATAAGTGCAGAAATCCGCAGTGTCCGGAGTTTGGGAAGGTTTTGGAAACGGCAAAGGTATATCTGGACTAGGGATTTAACGCAAAGGCTCACTACGTTCAAGCCTTTGCGTTGGAGGACAGAGGAATAAACAGACAGGTTCCAGCGGCTATGCCTTGAAACCTGCCGTATGGCAGGCTACGCCTGCTGTTGGCCAGCAGTCGCGAAGCGACCGCACGGCTGTTTTCCTCGGACGGGCAAAGCCCGCCCTGCGGATTCCAAATATAGAAAG